ATCAATACCCTCAAGTGTGCAATCAAGCGTGAGGCTAAGCGTCTCTGGGCTACCAAGAGCGAGGTCTTCAGCTTCCTCTGCGAGGAAAGCGTGAGCTATGGCGAGGTAGCGAAGACCATAGTTGGCATAGTCAGCTTTGTGTGCGTGATGATTGTTGGTGGTTATCTTTTCGGAGGGGAGGTGATGTAGCTATGGAGAAGATGATCAAAAATACTCAGGACGTAGCGGTTAGTGCATCACCACGGCAAGATATTGCCCTGGTTGAGGGCAATAAATTGCCATCACCGGATAAAAATGAGGGCGTCGGCGCGCAGGATGAGCCGCTTACTACAGAGAAATTCCATGAGCTCATTGAAGCCAATACAGCCAAGCTGAATAAGCTTCGCATGGACTACGCCAATAAAATGTCAGACCTGCATGACAAATATAATGATGAGCTGGACGATATTCTCGCAGTGGAGCACCACGCAACTGATGAGCTCCGCAATGCAAGAAAGGTGTATGAGGAAGCCAAAGTGCAGTACGAGCTAAAGCTTCGCGAGCTGATAAAACAACGCACCGAGGCAGGCCGCAGACACAACGTAGGCAAGGCCGAAGCCAAGAGCTTCTGGACTACAGAGAACGAGAAAATCCAGAGCGAGCGCAACCTCATCTTCAAGCGCTATAGAGATTCGGGGGGGTACTTTCGGAAGAAGCCAAAGGGCTCCTGCACCCAAGTTGGGAAAGAGACAAGAAAGGAGGAATGAGCGATGAACGAGAATAACCCAACCAACCTGCACATGACAGCAGACGTCTGGAATGCGCTAGTAGATATGATGAACGTTGGCCAGCTGGACAACTTCATCGAGACTCTTGAGTTTGCTCAAGACAAGTTTATCTCAAACGAGGTAATAACCAATGCCGTGGATGATTTCGGCGGTGCCGGACAGGTTCTCCTGATGCTCAATGCATTCAAGCGTATGGAGAACCTCTTCAAGACCATCAACCAGGCTCTGAAGGCGAAAGGAGGTGTGGTATGATGAGAGAAGAGGAGAAGGAGACCAAGGCGGACTATACCCGCATGGCTCTGGACCAGTATCTGATAGACTACCAGCCGTATGATCCGGAAGACAACAACGAGGTTGACTTCAAGACCTCGAAGGAGATACAGAACGACATCAAGGATATGGTTATCGCTCCCGTCTCCACCATCACCGAATATATGGTGGAGCGAGGTTTCAAGATGGTTAAGATAGAAGGCGGAACACTCGCCTGGCATCTGCAGTACGATCATCCTTTCTAGAAAAAACAAGCTTTTGCATTAATAATTAAATACTGGTTAGGCTAAGCGTAGCCTATGCTTCATAAGTTATTTAAGTTAATAAGTAGTACCCAGTCACCGTGAGGTGGCTGGGTATTTTTATATTCACCCTCCCTATCCTATCTTTGCACAAGTTTAATGAAACAAAGATATGATTACAGTTATCCATCAACCCAGCTCGCCGGTATTTACCAGCGCCCTCGACACCTTCCCGTTCAGGATAGGCGGCGAGAATGCCACCGTCACCATCACGTGCGACGGTGAAGAACTGCTCAGCGAGACCTACTACCCTGTATCGGGCAACATCACCATCTACGACCTCGGTACTCTCATAGCTGATGCAGCCAGAAGAACCGTGGCTGCCACCTGCAAGATCAGCATCACGGAACATACGGGAGACAAGAATGTAGATACCTGGAGCAAGGAGTTCAGCGTATATTATGCCACCGTTGACGTGAACATGAGCTGCCAGGCATTCCTGGATTCATTCTTCCTCACCCTGCTCGACGGCACCAAGCTTACACAGCTGGGCCATCGGGAATACCTGCATGCAGCAGGCGAGGAGAGTAGCACGCCGGAGGTGGTTGCCAGCTACTACAACAGGGAGTCGGGCAGCATAAGCACCGCAACCATCGATGCATCTGCCACCCCTACCCATACCGTGAACGGCATCACCACCTTTGATGTTTCGCCCGACAGATACTACGATGAAGCCAAGGGCAGCCTCTTTGCCTATACCGTGACCGTGGGCAGGCGAGTGCAGGAGTACCAGATAGACCATACCCGGGCTATTGCCGACCCGGTGCTGCTCTTTACCAACTCGTTCGGATGCCAGGAGATTTTCTACTGTCTGGGCAGAAAGAAGATAGCCCCTACCTTCGAGCGCAAGCAGGCGGTAATCTCCGGCAGGAAAATCAACTATGCCGTGAAGGAGACCCGCTCCTTCGAGGGCGACACCGGCATCATTCCGCCATCCATGGCACACTTTGCCGAAGACCTGCTCAGAAGCGATGAGATCTATCTTTTCAGGGATTATACCAAGGACAAGGAAATCACCTTCACCGACTCGAAGAGCGAACGGACCAACGAGGAAGACGACATGGCGGAGTTCACATTTACGTATCAGTATGCCCAGAGAGTGCAGAACGTAATCTTCAGGGATGTGGAGAACACGGGAGGCAGAATCTTTGATGACTCTTTCGATGATACGTTCAACTAGAAGTTTCACCCTTATAATTTTGTCGCAGATATGAAAGAAAAGACACCCAGAGCCATCCATATCAACGAGCTGAGACGTGCGCTCGACATTTCGCGCATAGACCGCACGCCCGTGAACCTGGACTGCTGGAAGGCAGCCGACGGCTCCATCATCCAATACCGGGGCTGGCTGGTGAAGAGCAGTTCCTGGCAGCAGGGAACCCACAACCTCTACAATCCGGTGAATCACCAGATACGCAAGGTGAGGGATATCTTCATCTTCAGATACAATGACCATCCAATATACTTATAATAATTATGGCAAGCAACAACAACAGCAACAACATAAACATCACCTATGCCACCATGGGCGAGGTGATGGATTATCAGACATCATCGCCCACGAGCGGTTTCACGGAGTCGTCCACCGTCTTCGATGATGATGGTACCACGCCTCTCGTCAGCGTGGAAGTCGGGGGAAAGGAATATACCTATGTACCCTTCGGCTACGAGAACCAGCTGCCCTACGAACTGATCAACAACATTGGCAGGAGCAGCGTGATGGCTCAGAACAAACTCTTCAACGTGCTCACCTGCTACGGCATGGGCTTCCAGTATAACGACATCGAGACCAAGCTGCCTACGAAGGACAGGGAAGTGAACCTGTTCCGGATGCACAACTCGATGAGCCGCTTCTTCCTGGAGCAGATTACCGACATGAAGTATTTCTTCTTCTGCGTATCTGCCATCGTGCTCAACAAGAAGGGCGACAAGATTGTGGCGGTAAGACACAAGGAGGCGTGCTACTGCCGGTTTACCAAGAGCGTGAACGGACGCTCGGAATATGTGCTCTATGCCAACTGGAGAAATGCCACTGTGCCAGCCAACATAGAGGTGCTGCCGCTGCTCGACGAGCTGGATCCGCTGGGCGACCTGCAGAAGCGCATGGGGCTGGACGGCCAGAACGGCAAGGTGAAGGCAAGACAGTCGGGGCAACCGGGATGCAAGGACAGGGTCTTCGCCATCGTTACCCGCTTCCCTACCCCGGGCTGCCAGTACTATCCCGTGCCCTACTACTCCGCCATCTTCAGGGACAAATGGTATGACATCTCCCGTCTCATCGCCATCGGCAAGATGGCGAAGCTGAAGAACCACGCCACCATCCCCTACCTGGTAGAGATACACAACGACTACTGGCGCGGCATCTTCAAGGAGGAGCACATCACGAGTACGGAGGAACAGAAGAAGCGCAAGCTTGCCGAAAAGGAGAAGATACGCGACTTCATCTCGGGCATAGAGAACAGCGGCAAGCTCTGGATAGCGGGCTACTATACCACGCCCGACGGCAAGGAGGTGAAGATGGTGCGCATCACCCGCATCGACACCTCGAAGGATGGAGGCGACTACAGCGATGATATTGCGGAGAGTAACAACATGCAGTGCTATGCCGACAATATCCACCCCAACCTGGTGGGCGCCACTCCCGGCAAGAGCCAGAGCAACAATTCGGGTTCCGACAAGCGCGAGCTCTTCACGCTGAAGCAGAGCATAGAGAAGGCATTCCACGACCTGATGGAGACGGTTCACTGGGTGATCATCTACTTCAACCACTGGGAGGAGAAGGTTTATCCGGATGTGCCGCTCATCATGCTCACCACCCTTGATGAGAACAAGGATGCCAAGAAAGTGTCTAACAATCCAAATTCAAAGACAGATGATTAATATTACCGCAGAACAGTTTGAGCAGCTCCTTCCATTCGTGGGGGCTGCCACGGAAGACGTCTTCACGAAGGCTCTGCCATCGATGGAGAACGTTTACTTCGACCTCGTGGCCACCGTCATCGGTTCCGACTTCGAGGATGCCGCCTGTGCTGAAGGCAGCGCTTTACTGGGCAATGTCCGCTCATACGTCATCCTGAAGGCATTCATCCTGCGTCTCCGTTCCAACGATCTCATCATGACCGACAACGGTTTCGGTATCGTTTCCAACGAAAACATATCGCCAGCATCCCAAGCCAGGGTGGATGCCCTGCTCAGGGAGCTGACCTACAAGCAGGACCAGCAGCTGCATGGCGTGCTGAACCGCCTGCGCACGGTGGAAGGCTGGAGCGAGACGGTGCAGGCATGCAACAACATCGCCTCTTTCTTCTGGTCGCCATTGACGCTGAGGGCTTACTCGAGTGTACGCGGGTTCGTCACCTTCGACGACCTGGCAGCCCACCGCAACGAGATAGGAATGGCAGAACTGGTGCTGCGCAAACAGTTCTCCGACTCGCTCATCGAGCAGCTGCTTGAGGAAGAGCGCAAGGCACAATATGAGCCATTCCATCGGCACGCCATCGTGAAAATGTGCCATTTCATCGGTGCTCACATTTCTACAAAAGAGGCTCCTGCCGACCCTCGATACAAGGATCTTGCCTATGCTGCAGCAGCCAACTTCATAGAGGAGAACATCGATAAATTCCCAAAATACAAGGATTCACCGGCCTACAAGGCCAATCACATGCAAGCGTATGAGAACAAAGCTGACGACCCGACCTTCTTCTTTGCAGGATGACGGAACACTGAACCTTCACGTTCCCCACTCCTGGAGTGAACTGACACAGGACCAGCTGCGCTATGTGCTCATCCTGCTCACCCAGGGATGGGAGGAGTGGCACGTAAGGACCTACCTTTTCGCCCGGTTTGCCGGAATCAGGGTGCTCAACGAGAAGAAGGACGGCTGGCTCTGCGAAACCAAGACGGAGAAGGGCGGAAAGGTGAGATTCTTCCTGGAGCTGTGGCAGGTGCAGAGCTTCTGCGAGGCATTCGACTTCGTGTTTGAAGATACCGGGGCTGAAAACAGGCTCGATTCCATCGGACTCTACAAGGCGGCAGACCTGGAGCTCTACGATTACCCGTTCGAGTATTACATCTGTGCGGACAACTACTTCCAGCAGTATCTGCAGTCGGACAAGACGAGCGATGAGCCGCTGAAGGAACTGGCACGATATCTCTATCTGGACAATGAGGGCAACCAGGCAGCGCACATCAAGTGCTCTACCTATGAGCTGATGGGTGTGTTCCTCTGGTTTATGTGGATAAAGCACAACTTTTCCACAAAGTTCCCCCATCTCTTCAAGCCTGCAGCTGAAGGAGGCGAAGGAGAAAATGACATGGAGGCATCGATGAATGCACAGATCCGGGCACTCACGGGCGGGGATATCACCAAGGAGGAGACTATCAGGAAAGCCAATGTGTGGCGGGCACTCACCGAACTGGATGCCAAGGCACGCGAGGCAGAGGAGTTAAACAAGAAACTGAATAAATCATGATCAAGACAGAAATCAATACCCCATCGGTACAGGTGGGCTTCGATGCATTCTCTTACTTCAGAGACCTGGCAAAGCGCAACAAGCTATGCTGCGAGCTGGGTTTCATTCCTACCACATGCTCTACACCACAGGCTTTCGAGGGAATGCTGGCCAATATGTCGAAGGGCAGGAACTTCATCGTCATAGATGACACCAACGACGGCAACGTGGCCATCAACGGCGACGGCAGTTTCCGCAAGGTTGTCACCTATACGGTGTGGATCCTGATGCGATACAAGTTCAACGACATGAACGACCGCCAGGAGAAGCTGAACACCTGCAGAAAGATTTTCCGGCAGTTTCTGAGCCGTATCATCATCGACAAGATGAAGTGGGAAAGCGACTTTACCTATCTGCTGAGCGACCAAGTGGACAACCGGGAGATAGGCGCATATTTCATCAACGGGCTCACTGGCGTGGAATTCCACATCGACGTGAGCGAGCCATTAGACCTGGTATATGACAATGAAGAATGGAACGAATAACATCAAGACTCCCGTATCTCAGGAAGACATCCATGCCTACGAGCGTGGATGGGCAGAAGAGATGGTGAAAATCTGGAAGGAGAAGATCATGCACTACCGCATCCGCCATACGGGTGCTCTCTTCAACAGCGTGCAGGCTACTTCCTTCGGAGGTTCCAGCCGCACGATTGCCCATAAGTTCCTGCTCTACGGCCTGTATCAGGAAGCGGGAACGGGCAACGGTTATTACCATGGCAATCCAGGAGATCTCCCGTTCCTGGATCCGAAATACCGTGCGCAGCATCATCTGGGCGAACCCAGACAGAGGCGTCCATGGTTCAACCGGAAGTATTATGCATCCATCATGAAGCTGAACGATATGGAGGGCTATTTCTATGGCGAGGAATACCAGGGTCTGATGGCAGACCTCTTCAAGCAGATGTTCGGCAAGCTGTAGTGTATTTTTGTTAAGGGAATCTTATTTGTATTTTTGCTTCAAAATTAAAATAAAAACATGCAAAACGAAAATACCATACAGGAACTGATCAGCAGACTCACGGAAATTCGAGACGAGCGAGCCAAGGGAGCCAACACGGCAAGACGCGTGGGCAGCGCCATGCTCGCCCTGCTCAACTACGCCATGCAGGATAATGGAACCTATCTCTCGAAGGAGCATGATGATGCTGCAGATGGCGTCATCACCTTCCTGAAGGGGCTTATATCCGAGGCCAAGGCAGAACTGAAGGAAGGAGCTACGTTCGGCGACTTCGTATCAGGAATCAATGGCGGCAAGGGCGCACAGATAGACACTCTTGGTAATGCTGAGATGGAGAGCATCACCGTACGCTCATACATGAAGGTGATGGAGCTGATCGTGAACCGTCTGACTGCACTGGAGGGAGACCAGCTCTTTACAGAGAGCGATACCATCGAGAGTGTCAGCTACCTGGGAGACAACTGCTACGGACTGAAGCTCCGGTCCAAGTATAAGGGTTATTTCACTGCCCAGCACGTAAACAACGTGCTGAAGGGCATTGTCAACAACGTAGCCACGGCTGCTGTCAGCGACAAGACGGCACTCTACTACACCTCGTGGATGCGGGTGAACAGCGTGAATGCCGTGACTAA